AAGGTGTATTTCGGTGAACCCTCAAACTATTGAGCGTTTGACGCTCTCCTCTATTCGTAACACCTCCGACCTTCTTTTTCTTCAGCAAGAACATGGTCTCTCTGAGTCGGCCTTTGTCTTTTGTCAAGACGAGGCCGAATATATTTTTAAGTATACGAGAGAGTATGGAGAGGCCCCACCAGCGGTTATTCTTGAAGCTGAGTTTCCTGATTTTAAGTATGAGAAGGCTGAGAATTTTGAAGTCTTAGCCGAGGAACTCCTTAAAACCTATCAGTCACGTATAATAACTGTCGCCTATTCTTCGGCACGGCAGTATATAGATATAAATCCCAAAGAGGCTGCATCTAATATGATGCAACAGCTTGCGAATCTCATAAAACCCTCTTCCATAGAAGTAGTTCGGCTTTCTGATAACCCTCTTCAGTGGTATGACTCATATGAGGAAAGAGTACGTCAGAGGAACGCTGGGGAGTTCCTTCGTATAGGTATCCCTACTATAGATGATAAATTAGCTATTGTAGGTGGTCAGCTAATTGGACTCATAGCTGATTGGGGGGTGGGGAAAAGTTACCTTGCAGTTAAGATAGCCTCTGAATTCTTTCAACAAAATAAAAAAATATTATTTATTAGTCCAGAGCTATCAAGGGCAGAACTCATGGTTCGTTTCCACTCTGTCTTAGGAAGAAGCTGGGGGTATGATTTTAATCCAACTGCATTAATGTGGGGATTGCCTACTCAGAAGGCTGGTTATCTTAAATTCTTAAAAGAGTTGGAAGTTAGAACGGGTGATGCAGAGATTATTGTTTATGACAGTGACCTAGATTCTAATCTAACTATTGACTATATTAGGGGTCTTTTGAAGGTACATGACCCTGATGTTGTGTTTATAGACTCTGTTCAATTTATAAAAGACTCAAGTGGCTCTAAGCAAGGGTGGGAGCAGTTAGGCTCTATCATGCGTGGACTGAAAGGAATGGCCTCTACCAATGACAAGATTATCTTTACAACAAATCAAACTAATGTTCAGGGCGACTCAGCGTATTCTCGTGAATTCCCCAGGTATGTTGATGTACTACTTAGGTTATCTAAAGTGGAAAATGAACCTACCAGACGAAATATTAACGTCGATAAAGTCCGTAATGGCCCTTCTATTGTTGAGACCATTGAAGTCGGTTTTGACCCTAGTTCTGGGGTCATCGGTGACAGCGTTTGGTCAGCGACTGATGCTCCTATCATCACTGATTTTGTATCTTAGTTTTATTTACTTGGCAGTAATTACTGGAGGGTACATTATAGACCAGTATGGGTTTCATATAGGACTGTGGTCGGGAATAGCATTTGGGTCCTTAGTAAGTTTAATTTTTGGTTATTTGGTGGTAAGTATGTCTATTAGAATACGTAATAATGTTACCCAGTGAGTTAGAAAACTTTTTTAATAAGGCTGGGTTGAAGGTAGCACGTTATAGTCGTGGAGAGTTTAGTATCTACTGTCCTTTCCATGATGACTCAACGGCTAGTCTGTTTGTTAATCCAGTTAAAGGTTTCTTTCACTGTTTCGCAGGATGCGTTAAAGGGTCTAATGGCATAGCTTCACTACTTAAAAAAGTAGAAACAGGTCTCGATGTTCAATTTATGATGCGGTTTCCTGACTTGGTTATGGTTGAAGAGGAGGAGGAAGAAGAGACTAAGATTGATATCAACATGGATAAGTTGCCCTTAGCAACTATTAATGATTATTTACGACGTAGACATATAACAGAAGAAACTATTAAAGAATTCGGTGTCAAGTATCACTTGGGTTATGACGCACTTATTGTACCCATTAACGATAGACAAGGAAATTTAGTTTCTTATTTACGTAGAAATCTAAACTCTAATCCTCGTTACATGAATGCTAAGGGCACTCAAGTTAGTCAATTGCTTTTTCCTTATGATAGGTTTGAGGCAATAGAGGGGCAGTTAGTCGTTGTAGAAGGGGTTTTTGATGCGATTAGAGCGCACCAAGAGGGATTTATTAATGTTGTATCAACTTTAGGGGGACAAATTAGACGGGGTCAACTAAAGATTTTGATGGAGTATGCAAGAGAGATTGTGTTATGTCCAGATAGAGATAAGGAAGGAGTGACTATAGCAGAGAGAAACGTACAGTTACTGGAGCGATACGGTATTCCTTATGGGTTCACAAAACCATTGGGGGCATCAAAAGATTTGGCTGAGTCTACTAAGGTGGACTTGGCTGTAACACCTAGTTTTATTCTAGATTTCGGACAAAAAAGCATAAAAAATTTCTTAGGAGTGAGATAAATGCCTAGACTAGACAGACCAAGCACAAACGAAAGCGGTAGTGGGATGAGAGGGAAATATAATCCTAATACGATTATCCCTTGGAACTGTGTGAGGATGGAGAGTGAGTCCTTTGCAGTTCTCAACATGATGTTGCCCATGGATAACAGTCCCATCATTGATGTAGCTCAGTACCATTCTCATCGTTCAATAACCGATGGTAAGCAGCAGTTTAGGTATGTGTACTGTTCAACGAAAAATGTGTACACAGATGATGATGGTAGGCAGCGACAGATAACCCCTGGAGAGTGCGACCTTTGTAAGAGTCAAGATGAAGATACGAAAACCACTAGACCTCGTTTCAACTTGTGGGCGTTTTGTTATGCAATTTACCATGCCAATCAAAACCCACGAGCAGGACGCTATGATGACGCTGAGGAGTGGGACCAAAGACGGGTTGGTAACAGACACTATTACCAAGAAAAGGTAATGAAGCCTCAGATTCTTCAAGCCCCACAGACTGTTATAAATATATTCAGGGGGTATGAAGAGAGGCTTGGTGCAGAGAAATTTGTTAGCTCTAACTTTGACTTAGCTAAACGGGGGATTGCTCCTGCTGTGCAATACACTGGCTATGAGAGTCAGGTGCAGTTGCCTTCAATAACAGACGATATACGAGGCATCGTTGAGAGTCTTCCTGATATCGAGAAGGTTTCAGCCGAACTGATTACTGAGTGGGAGTTCCCACAGTTGATGCCTGATAGTGGTGATGCTGAGTCAGGTAAGGCTAAGGATGCGTTTGAGGCTGCGGGTGGAGAGTTCTAGATGGTGGACGACAAGGATACACGATTTGAGTCTTTGGAGAATGATGTTTGGGTAGGAGAAGGTAATCAGAATTCTCTTCCAGAGAAGTTTGCCCTAGGAAACTTGGTGAAATTGAATGAGTCTTATAAACAGTTTGACCACGGTATCATTGTGGAACACATTGGGTATAACGCAGGAAGAATACCTCATGTCAGTCTGCACCTCTGGAACCAAGAAGGGGAGTTACATGTAATGAAAGAGGGTTCTCAAACTCCGCATTACGTGGACTTCCTAGCAACAGAGTTTGAAGTGATTAGAATAGCGAAAACAAGATAGGAGAGAAGATGAGTAAAGCAAGAGCAACATTAGGTTACACAATAAACATTGGTGATTATCAGAGTGTACGTCTAGATGCTGATATTGAAGTAGATACTGAAGGTGATGTAGACGAGCAACTAGAGGTGTCTTTACAGGCTATACGAAAGGCTTGGGTAGCGGAGGAGTCTCAAATAGGAGAGGCTCTAACTCAGTTAGAAATGTCCTCTATTAAAACCAACACTATTGAGAATATGGTAAAGAGACTCGATAAGGTAGAGAAGGACTCGGCTAGTATCAGAGATAAGTTGGGTAAGGTGGCTGCAAAGGAAGGGTGGTAAACATATGCCCTTCGTGGTTGATAGAAAAAAGTTATTAAAAGTACTGACTAATATTTCTCATGCCAGTCGTGGAGTCCAATACAAAGCCGTTTTTGGTAGAAGCAAAGGCACTACGTTAACTCTTTGGTTTGATTCTCTTGAGGGACATCTTTGGCAGTTCTTAGAGAATGAAGAGTCTACTGTTGAAGAACTAGCTTTCAGTGTGAACGTAAAGAATTTTCACAAGCTAATTTCAGCTTGGAAATCCAAAACCATTTCCATTGTTCAAGGTGAGAATCAGAGTCTTGTTGTTTCTTCGGGTAACAGTACGGTGAACATACCTTACTACGATGATGGGGTGGGTTTGGACATTCCGAGTGAGCCTGTGGGTACGTATATTGGAATTCTACCAGAGACTTTTATTTCTGACTTAATGGAATCTGTGGCTTTTGTTGGACAGATGTCAAACAAACCCGAACTTGCCTGTGTAGAGTTAAAGGTGGCTGATAAGGGTCTAATAATAAATGCTACGGACTCTTTCTCCGCGTACCATTCTTCATATCCAGACATACAAGTACCAATGGATTCTGTACGGTTTAATGAGCGGGTTATAAAGACCTTGACTTCAGTGTTCAGTCAAGAGAGTCTGCAGCTTTATAAGATGGAAGATGAATCAGTAATTCTAAAAGGAGAGAACGCTATTCTCCAGATGGTTTCTATTAGATTGGCATATCCTGATGTCAGTAAGTTGCTTCTTGAAACAGAACTTTCACCTTTTATGGTATTAAACACCAAGAACACAATGGAGACTATTAGGGTGATAGAAGCTGTTTCTACAAATAACTTCATCAATTTAAGACCGCCTCCAGTTACCGATGAAAATGGTGGGATAACGGTAGGATTGCAGGATGTGATTATGGAAGCTGACTTACGTATTGAAGACAGTAAGTTTACTGCTACAGAAATAGATTATCTGTCACTAGATGCTAGGAAGTTCAAACAATGCATAGCAGTGTTTGACAAAAACGAGTATGTGAAATTGGAGAAAATGAACAATGGCTTCATCCGTATTACGGGGGACAGAGGCGACAGCCAACTTACCTCCCTCTCACCTCTATCATCCTAATTCGATAGAAGACCTTAGAACCAGAATACTATCTGCTACGGATGACTACGTTGCGGTAGATACCGAGACCAACGGACTTCGTTGGTTGGAAGACCGTGCTTTCGGAGTTGCCTTCGCATGGGACGACCAGCAGACCTTTATCCGAAACACTGAGTTCGGTGCAGAGAATATCGGTAAGTTTGTTTCGGAATTGTATAAATCTGAAAAAACTATTATTTTTCACAATGCCGAGTTTGATTTACATATGATTAGAGAGACATATGGTGTAGAGGAGTTTCCCAATCAGATAATAGACACTCTTCGTGTTTCTCATTTATTAGATACTGCGGCTGACCATACACTCAAAGGTTGGGGTGAGAAGGTATATGGGAAAGGAGCTTCGTACTGGGAGTCGTTAATAGATGAATATAAGACTAAGTATAAAATTAAAAACTATGAGATGTTACCACCCGATATCCTAGACCCTTACGCAGGGCATGATGCTCATTTAACAAAGTCATTAGCGTATAAATTTGTACCACAGGTAATGGTTACCTGTGGTCGTTTATTTGAATTGGAACATGCTCTTATTCCAGTGATTCTGGACATGGAACGTCAGGGCATAAAATTGAATCTTGATTATATTGGAGAGCAGCGTCAGCAACTGGGACTTAAGAAGCGTGAGTTGGAACGAAGGCTTTTCAGTACCGTTGGTAAGGTAATTAACCCCGCAAGTCCGAAACAACTTGCTGATTATTTATATGGAGAGTTGGGACTAGAGATTCCTTTTAGAAATTTAGGTAAAAACGTTACTAAAAAAGATGCAAATGGTAATGAAATAAAAGATGCAGATGGTAAGGAAGTAGTGGTCTGGAAAGAGGGAAGTCCTAAAACTGACGATAAAGCACTCTCCACCCTTGACCACCCTGTGGTCGAAATTATTAAGGAGTGGAGAACCAATAATAAACTTGATTCTACCTATTTTGCTCCCTATCAAAAATTACAACATAACGGACGTATCCATCCTCATTGGAATGCCTGTGGTACTGTTACTGGGCGGTTAAGTTCCAGTAATCCGAATGCACAGAATGTTCCTAAAGAGGCATACGTTAGACGTATGTTCGTACCTGATTCAGAGTTTATAGCAATAGACTGGAGTCAGATTGAACTCAGAATGTTAGCTCATGTCTCCAATGAGACTGTGATGAAAGAAGCTATTTTTAATGAAGTGGACTTACATTCTCTTACCGCTAGTAAAATTTTCCAAAAAGGTATTAACGATATAAATGAGAAACAGAGAGCAGTTGCTAAGACTGTTAACTTTGCAATCGTTTATGGTGCGGGACAGGACAAACTGGCTGACCAGATTGGTGGAGATACTACTTCTGAAGAAGCTCGTAAGTATATCGATGAGTATTGGGCAGGGTATCCCACAGCCAATACCTATAAGTTTAGATTAAAGAATAAAGGTGAAGACCGAGGATACATAGAGACTATTTTTGGAAGACGCATAACTCTAGGAGAAAAGCCTCATGCAGCCCTCAATTATATGGTACAAGGGTCTAGTGGGGATTTATTAAAGATAGCATTGGTGCGATGTTGGAAATATGCTAAAGCCAATGGTGGAAGTATCAGAAATACAATCCATGATGAAATTGTGTTTGATAATCTTGACCCCCAGGAACATGTTCCTAAACTAGCTGAGTTAATGGAAGATTTTAAGTTGTCTGTATCTGTAGTGGCTAATCCATCTGTTTCTAAAAAATCATGGGGGGATGTTGAAAAATGGCAATCAGCTTAGAAAAAAGACTAACGGAGATAAACAAGGGTCTGCAAACAAAATTTACGTTGGCTGATGAAGAGTCGTTAGATATACAACGTATTTCTACTGGTTTACCTAATTTGGATGCAATGTTAGGTGGAGGTTTACCTCGTAAATCATCCACTATTATTTATGGTCAAGAGTCTTCTGGTAAGACTTTTATTGCTTTGAAAGCGATTGCTCATGCTCAGTCAGAAGGACTGGAATGTGGTTTTGTTGACGCTGAGTTTAGTTACGACCCTGTGTGGGCAGAGAAAGTGGGTATACAAAAGAAGAAGCTGTATATCATTCAACCTGAGACAGGTGAACAAGCATTGGATGCCACCCTTGCTCTATGTAAGGCAGGGATAGATTTAGTTATAGTGGATAGTATTGCGGCCCTCCTTCCTACAAAGGAGATGGAGGGTACAATGGAAGATAATACAATAGGACAACAGGCAAGGTTATTGAATCAGTTTTTTAGGAAGCATGGACCTGTTAATTTTAAAACAGCGTTAGTGATGATTAATCAGGTACGGGCAGGAATTGGGGGTTACTACACCTCTGACGCGCTTCCTGCAGGAAAGGGTCAGCAATTTTTCTCTCGTATCATTGTTCAATGTAGAAGAGGTAAACCAATCCAAGAGAAAGGTAATTCTTTTCCTCTTGGTTTTATGATGGAGTTAAAGACTAAGAAGAACAAAACTGCCCCACCTTTAGGCGAGTGTACTCTTCCTTTTTATTATAGTGGAAAGATTGAGATGGCTACGTTGTTGTTTCAACTGGGTGTAGATTTTGGACACATAGAGCGTTCAGGTGCTTATTATAATTATGATGGGATACGAGAGTTAGGTAGAGAAAATTTTATTAAAGCATTGAAAGAAGAGAATAAGATGGATAAGCTAAGTAAAGACTTAGAGAAAGCAGAGGTAGTAAATGGCTGATTTAGGACAGGAATTTAGGGCGTTAGCTGAATCTTTTGCTCACATGATTGAGGGACTGGCTTACCTAGACGAAGACGAAGCAGGTCGTTTGGCTACTAAATATAGTGATGAGTTGGTAATAGCAGTGCGGTCAGTGTACAAAGACTTAGCTAATGATATGTCCGCTGTACTAGCAAAACCCCCTAAGAAACGTAGGGTACGTAGGAAAACAGTTACCATTAACTCGGTTCCTGCCGTGTCTGGGAATATACCTGCGCCCACACCTGCCCAGGTAGCAAATATACGAGCCGAAGCTAATATCGGAGTAGAGGAATTTCCTCCTCAGGAAGAAACTATTCGCTCCCAACAGGTAGACCCTGAGGATATGGGTATGGCTCTTGATAATATGCAACAAAGCCTCCATAGTAAACAGGTGACCAAACGGACTAATAAAGGGGGATACCAAGAATCAAGAAACCCTCCCCAGACACGTCTAGATGAGTGATGTTAAATGAACTCAGTAAGACAGATACCAAGGAACAATTACTGGTATCTAAATGGTTAACTGAAATCGGTTTAGAACATTCTCTGGAAGAAGAGTTTTCTCCTTACAGGGCTGATATATACATACACGACATTAGGTTGGTTATTGAATTAGACGGTGCCTTTCATTTGAAGAAACGAGATGCTAAGAGAGATGCGTACCTCTTAGAGAAGTACGGGGTTTATACTTGGAGAGTCCCAAACTCAATGGTTACAGTGGGAAATAAAGAGAACTTAATAAAAGATTTAATGATTCTAGTGGAGGAATATAGTAATGCCTAAAGTAAGTCAGATGCTGAGAGCAAAAACTAAGTCTGCTAACAAGCACTGGATAGAGTCTGCTCTGGATATTGTACTTCTAGAAGAGAATAAACGAGAGTATAAGAAGCGTACTTACTTCAGACCTTCTTCTGCTCACTGGTGCCAACGATGTTTGTGGTACCAGATGATGGGGTATCCGCAGCCCCCTGATGAACCTTTGGGTTTGCGAAGAATGGGTATTGGAACCTCTTACCATGAATTCATTCAAGAACGATTGAAGAAGACCAGCCTTGTAGATAGTATAGAATTAGAGGTTTTTAATGATGACCCTCCTATGAGGGGGTTTATTGACGGTATACTTATTCATCCTGATACAGGTGAAAAGCATGTTCTAGAGTTGAAGAGTAGGAACGAGAATACCCAGTACGCTCAAAAGACTATTCTTCCATCTAGTTCTCACTTGATACAGTGGAATCTCTATAGTCATATGGCAAATATAGAGAAGGGTATGATTTTCTATGTCAATAAAGGAAACAACCAGTATCAGATATACGAAGTGGAGCAAAACGAGTCTATCTTAGAAAACACTTTAGATAAGTTCCGTTTGGTCTGGGATGCTATCCAAAAGGACGAAAGAGTGCCTTATGTGAAGTGTGAAGACAGATTTGACCCTCATAGAGAAGTGAGTGAGAGAGACTGGTTCATTAGTGGGGAGTAGTGATGGTAAGCATATTAGAGTTAGCAAGTTCTATATCGAATAAGTACAAAGAGTTTCCTGCGCCCTTAGAACCTGAATGGGGAGAGAGTTTTAGGTTTCCTGTAGATGCGGATACTCTTAATGATGCCGAGTTAGATACTTGGATGTTGAAATTAGGAGCATGGAGAGGGTATGTTTCTGCTTTAGCTTCTACTCTTGAAGGACAGTTAGCTGTGATTGAACCTGCTTTTGAGATGAAAGTAGGTGCCGCAATGTCTACTGTAGACCTTCCTTCAGATAGGAGAACAGTTAAAGAGATTGTACGTAGTCTAGCTATTATTGGAAGTATAGAGTTGACAGAAATTTGGAATGAGCTTCTTAGATTAAAGGGAGAGGTAAAAATTCTTCAAAAGAAGTATGAGTACTATACTCAGCAATTTGAGACTATTTCCCGTGTGGTCTCTAGACGCGGTCAAGAAAAAATGAGGCTCTAAGTGCCGTGACACGAGTTATAGGGATTGATGTATCTACTAAAAAACTAGCCTGTGTACTGCTTGATGGAAGTACATGGAGAGATGTAGAATTCTCTGCAAAGGCAAAGACATGGGATTTGAGGTTAGATGATTTACAAGAGCAGTTTTGGATATTTCTCCGTGACTCTGTAACAGATGATGATTTTCTCTTTATAGAAGAAGTCCCTTACGTTCAAAACGTCCAGGCTTTAATTAGACTGGTCCACACAGTGGCTATGTGTAGGACTCTTTCTACTTTTTTTCATCGAAAATATAGGTACGTAAACAATTTAACATGGAAAAAAAGAGTGGTAGGTACAGGGAAAGTGTCTAAAGAAGATATAGTACTCAAAGCTCAAAAAATTTATGGAGTAGAGGAAACACAACACTTGAGTCAGGATTCATTTGATGCGCTTTTGATAGCTACTTACGGACAGAATATTTTAAGGTATGAAAAATGGCAAAATTACGATAGTGTAGAGGAACACTACAGAGGAGGTTCACATGGTCTCGTCTAAATTGACGGATAATGCAGTGCGAATTCTAAATGGAAGGTACCTAAAGAAGGACGAGAAAACAGGTGAGGTGACTGAAACTCCTTCAGATATGTTTAGACGGGTAGCAAAAACTATTTCTTCTACTGAACTTCATGAAGAAAATAAAGACAAATACGAAAATATTTATTATGAGATGATGTGGGATTTGGATTTTGTTCCTAATTCTCCTACTCTCATGAATGCAGGACTAGGGGTTGGTACCCTTAGTGCTTGTTACGTTCTTCCCATAGAAGACTCTATGGACAGTATTATGACTGCTGCCTATGACCAAGCAATGGTTGAGAAGTTTGGTGGTGGGGTAGGGTTTCCTTTGTCTAATATCCGTCCTGAAGGCACGTATATTAAGACTACTCAGGGAAAAGCCTGTGGACCTATTAATGTATTAAAGACCCTTTCTCAAGTAGGCACCATGATTACCCAAGGGGGTAAACGAGACGGGGCGCACATGGCAATAATGTCTGTTTATCATCCTGATATAGAAAAGTTCATTACCTGTAAGACCGTTGAGGGTGAGATTCATAATTTCAATATTTCTGTTGGTGCTGATAGTGGTTTTATGAACGCCGTTAACGAGGATTCTTATTTACATTTAACATGGCCTATAGATAAGAATTCCTATGACAAACCTTATTCTGATGAAGGAAAATGGATTAAAGCCAGAGACTTGTTTTCCAAGATAGTTCATGGCGCATGGCAAAACGGAGAGCCAGGAATGGTGTGGTTGGATAAGATAAATGAAGATAATGCCAGTCCTCATTTGGGTGATATAGAAGCCACTAACCCGTGTGGGGAACAACCCCTCCTTGGAAATGAAAGTTGTAACTTAGGTTCTATAAATTTAGCAAATTTTGTGATTCGGTCTCCGAGTGGCAAACCTAAGTTTGACTCTTCTAGATTTGTAGATATTATAAATTTTGCGGTCAGATTTCTTGATTCAGTAGTAAACGCTAACGAACACCCAACCGCAGCAACTACTGATATGAATAACAGAACTCGTAAAATAGGGTTAGGTTTGATGGGTTGGGCAGACCTTTTATATCAACTGGAGATTCCTTATCAAAGTAAAGAGGCTCTAACATTAGCCAATACTGTCGGTAAGGTGTTAAAGGATACCGCTGATAAGACCTCTGCCGTTCTTGGAGAGCAGCTAGGGGATTTTAAGGAGTTTGACCAAAGTCCACTTAATAAAAAGAACGGTGGGAAATGGGATTTCATGCGAAATGCATGGAGACTTTCCATTGCTCCTACTGGAACGATTGCAATGATTGCAGACACTTCTTCCAGTATAGAACCTCAGTTTGCTCTTGCTTATACCAAGAAGAACCTCAGTGCTTCTCTAGAAGATGAGGAATTTATTTACATAAATAAATATTTTCTAATAGCTATGGATAATACCCAGTTAACCAATTCCGAGAAGGAAGAGATTATTAATGGGTTGAAGAACAAAAAGAGTCTTCAATCTATGGATTACGAAGCCAAAGGATTCAATAAACTCAAAGAAGTGTTCTTAGTAACTGAGGATATACGTCCCAAGGACCATGTAGGAGTACAAGCTGTTTTTCAAAAGTATGTGGATAGTGGCATAAGTAAAACCATTAATCTCGCTAATGAAGCCACTGAAGAGGATGTATCGGAAGCGTATACTCTGGCATGGGAGTTGGGGTGTAAAGGAATTACTGTTTATAGGTCAGGGAGTAGAGAGAAAGAGGTTTTGGTAGCAGGAACATCTGAGAATGGGTCAAAGCCTGTAGCATCAGAATATTTTGTTGATGATTGGACACGTCCTAATGAGATGTCTGGTATTACTTCTAAGATTCAGACAGGGCACGGTAGTCTTTACGTTACTATGAACAAGGATGCTAGTGAACAAATAAAAGAGGTTGTTGCTTGGACAGGCAAGTCAGGAGCCTGTGAACATGCGGCATCCGAGGCTTTTGGTAGACTCATTTCCACTGCTATACAGTTTGGTGTTCCTATGCCAATAATAATTAAACAATTAAAAGGTATAGAGTGTTGTCCCCAATTCTGGAACGGTAAGAGAGTATCTTCGCCCCCCGATGGTATTGCTCAGATTCTGGAGAATACTTTTTATACTGCAACTGAATCTACTATGGACACTAAGACGTTACCACAGCTTTCTTCCGATACTATCAAGGTAAATACTTCTAAGAATCTATGTAAAGATTGTTCTACTCAATTAATAGAACAAAGTGGATGTATCACATGTCCTTCATGTGGATGGAGTAAATGTGGGTAAACGTTTTGTAATTGAACTAGCACGTACCCCAAAAGAATGGGCTAAAGGTCTTTCAGGAAGAACCGAACTTTCTGAGGGACATGGTTTATTTTTTGTGTACCAGACTGAGGAACCACGTTCTTTTTGGATGAAGGGCATGTTATTTCCAATAGATATCATCCATATAGATGAATCTAGTAGGGTAGTGCGTGTGGAGAGAACTGTTTCTCCTATAAAACCAAATGATGAGCTAAAACTCTATCCTAGTAGGGTTCCCATTAAATATGCTCTAGAAGTTAATGCAGGAGAATCTTCCGACATAACAACTGGAAATTCTTGTAAACTTAATTTTAATAATGATATAAGTAGGTATATTCTGACTTTTACATAAAATAAAAAGAAAGGGGATTTGTAGTGGGTGCTTCAGGAATTACTTTATTTCCTGTTTCCAAGAGTGACTGCAAATCTCTACTCAGTAGTCTTAAATACACTTTGGAACAAATTGATTATCCCAATACTGGGATATTTTCTGAGTGTTTAAAGCTTCTTACACAAGGCTATCTAAGGGGTAGAGGGATACGTCTTGATGGGTTTAGTCAGCAAAAGGAAAAGGAACAGTATGTGCTTTTTTTAGCTGATGTGATGTGGGAGATGTCTTTGGAAGAAGACTCTTATAGATGGTTTGTGGAGTGGGTCAAGAAACTAGAAAGTGCTGTGAAAGAAAAAGAGGTGCTGTAGTGACAGTTTACTGCGATATTAGTGAGTGTGTTTTTAATAAAGAGTTACCAGAACCCCATCAACGTAGTTACGGATATAATTACACACCAATAGGTGCTATGGGTCAATATTCTGGTAAATGTGGTTTATCCACGTTCAAAGTAGAGTCCAAAACCGTACACACGAGTCAGACTATTCATATTATTCCAGAGTGTACTAATTTCTCTACTTCTACTGATGCATTTTCTTCTTCTAATACAGCTACTACTTTTGAGAAACCATCGAATGATGATGTTCAAATTGTGTGTGATGAGAAGAGATGTTTACATTATAGTTACGAAACACAAGGATGTGTGTCGCCAATAGACTGGTATGTGTCTTGGACCACTATTAACAACCTTGGAGACGTAACCAAGTATGCTAAGTGCGAGTCCTTCTCAAATAGGGGATTCAAAGGACATATTGACTGGAGTAGAAGTGGTAAGCCCTAAGTAATTTACATACAAATAATTTATTGTTATAATTTCTATATTGGAAATCCACTTATAGGTTCCTCGTACCCAACGTACGTCCAAAGCAAGCTTAAAAGTAGACAACATGTTTGGTAAATTCTCAATAATAAGAGATGAAGAAGGATTAGAAGTAGCTATCGTATCGCCTTCTCCTATAATTGTGTTTGATTCCTTACAGGCATTAAAGGTATGGGTAGAGGAGTTACAAAAACTTATTATCGGTATGGAAGATGAGGATTTGAAAAAATCTTCTATTCCATTGACCAATACTTATGCATCGCAGGTGATAAAAGAATGGCAGACACTACTACAAAAGAGCCAAGGAAGCAGTGGGACCGAGACGTAAGAGATGCCGCTAGGGACCTGTATCTTACAGGTGATACTGTTACAAGTATTGCTTCGGAACTAGATGTCCCTGTCCCAACTGTCAGGTATTGGCAGAATAAAGATAATTGGACTAATTCTAAGAGAAGTCTTGAGTTATCTACTAACGACAATACCTTAGAAGAAATATCAGTAACCCTCACTAGGTCACGTAGTGAGGCTATGAAAGACTATATTCGTATACAGGATACAGCTAAAGATGGTCTTTACGATGATGAACTTAGGTTTCGGGACAAGAAACAAGCTGTAGATGCTCTTGCTGTAGGGTTGAAAGGTGAAAGAGACTTACTTAATCAGAATGTGTCTATGCAGTTAATACTGGAGATAGCTAAGGTACTTGATGCAGAAATCACAGACCCCTTCCTCAGACAACGAATCGGTAATAAGCTTGTTGCAATCGGGCAACTCTACGCCTCAGACTGACAACAGTGTAAAAACCGCTTTAGATACTTTATCTAGTGTTCTTTTAGGGAACACCAATATTGCTACGGTTGAAGAACGGTTTCAGGGAAAAGTAAAAGAAAAGAAGGATTCTCTATTTCAGGAAGACCCTGTAGATATAGAAACCTTTCTATATCATCCAGACTACCTTGGTCTCAACATAACTCTTTCTAAACCCCAGATAGAGTTTGTGGATAGTATGTCCCGTATCTTTGAGGCTCCCTTGTTTACCGAGGGGGTTCTTCAAAGTGGTCAGGGTTCAGGTAAAGATACTTGTTCTATTTTCATCAATCTGAGAATTGTTTATCTTTTATGGTGTCTTAACTCTCCTCAAACCTTTTTTAAGATGGCTACTAATTCCTTTATTGACCTTATAAATGTAGCTCCCACTTCTGATATAGCTAGAAATATTTACTTTGCTACTCTAACTAATATAGTTAAGGACTCTCCACTCTTTCAAAATAGGATAGAAGCCAGTGTTACGTCCAGTCTAATTAATTTTCCCAAGAATATAAGGCTTATAAGTGGTAACTCTGAGAACGAGTCGTGGCAGGGATACACTCCTATTCTTGTTATTTTGGATGAGATTGATGCTTTTAAGAGTGAAATGGAGCTTAACCGAAGCAAGAGTTTACGTTCTGAGGGTGCTGAAGGCGTTTACAACACTGCCAAGGCTCTAGTTCAGTCTCGTTTTCCTGGGGTAGGCAAGATTGTTTCTTTGTCTTGGCCCCGTTTCAAAGGGTCTTTTATACAAAGAAGATTTGCTGCTGGAAAATTAGAAGAGAAAACCTATGTAGCTGCAAAATCAGACGGTAATCCTTACACTACTTGGGAGTTTAATCCTACTAAGAGTAAGGATGATTTTGCAGATTTCTATCTGACTGACCCAGTATTAGCTCAAGCTAGGTTTGAATGTAATCCTCCTTATGCAAGAGATGCTTTTATAAAAGACCCTGTACCTGTTTTAAGGGCTTTTGATGCTGATATTGATGAATCTGATGTCATAGTTCATGCAGCCTTAAAACCTATACGAAGTGAATACAACCTAACCTCTGGTATTAAATACTATATTCACGTAGACCTAGGTCAAAAACACTCTAATGCTGCTTTAGCTGTAGCTCATAAAGATAAAGACATTGTGGTGGTAGACCTATTAAAGGTATGGGAACCTGAACCAGACCATGACATTGAATTAAGAGACATTCAAAACTTTATTGTTAAATTAAAAGACCGTGGTTTCAAGTTAATGGAAGTTACTTATGACAAGTTCCAGTCTTTAGATTCTATCCAACAATTACAAAATCTAAATATAAATGCCAAGTATAAAAGCGTAACTCGTACTGCCGAGGCTTATGACACTTTTAAAGATTTGGTTTATCAAGAAAAGGTAGATGGTTATTTTGATGCTGCTCTTATAGCGGAGATTTTGGGTTTGGAACGAGTACTTGGGGATAGAATAGATGCCAGACCTGGATTTAAGAAAGATAGGGCTGACGCTGTGGTTGGTGCCATACATGGTGCTGTTCAGGGTCAGGGTATTACCAGAATAATGAAAAATATGGGAAATATTCAGGATGTTTTTGGTAATTCCAGTCCTACTAAAAGTGATAGACTGAGCGGTAATGCTCAAGAACACAAAGAATTTGAACAGAAAAAAGAAGCCATAATGTCTCAATTAGAGCCAACTTCTTCAAATTCTTCTCTTAATTACGTTGATAGGTGTGACAACTGTGGTCGTACTGGAGGAGTTGAATTTAGTTATCAACAGCTAAGAGTTGCTCTAGAGGAAGACTCTGATAGAAAAATATGTTTGATTTGTACTTCTTCATGGACAAAAATAGACAATCGTTGGATGGTTATTTCAGAACCAGATGAACAAGAACTATCTAGGTTTGGAGGTACGTGGTAATGGGATGGATGGATAATATCGCCAACACTTTATCTGGAAGAACGGAGGACGCTGTAGCAAGCACTTCTGTAAACGAACAATATGACCAGCGTCTTGCGATGTTGGATAATTTTGTTAAGCAAAATGCTTCAAGCGGCAGTTCTGCTCCTGAAGGTAGTATTAGCGAGAAGATGTCACCTGTTGGACTGGATGCCATTATTCAGGACTGGGTGCGACAGCAGTTTATTTATCGCAGGTCTATTCTCCAAGACCTGTACATTATGGCTTTTCAGGTTACGGAGATTAGGTCTGCTCTTCTTTCTATTAAGAGAGAGGTGTTTCGTAAGGGGTTTGGGGAATGGGTACAGAAATTTGTAAGGACATGTCCTAACTGTGAAAAGAAGTTTGATGAGTCGAATGAAGGTTGTGACGATTGTTTTGATTATGAATATGTGACTGAGTATAGGTACACCGAAACTGGTGACCACTCAGCCTATAGGACTAAGAAGTGGAAAAGAGACGATGAGGGCAATAAGATTGTCACACAAACTCGTATGCCCGACCTGACTCAACAGAGTCGTTTTGATGTTTTCTTAACTGACGCTAATACGTTTCATCAGCCCCTACTTAATGTACTGATGGAATTCTTTGATGATGTGATGATTGCGGATGATGGGTTCCTTCTCGTTAACAAGGAGTATGAACTAGACAGGGACAGTGGTGAAATTTTTGTAAAAGATGTATTTGAGATAACTCGATTACATCCTGCTCTTGTTGAGTTTGATATAGACCGTAAAGACGGGTTACCTGAGAGAAGCCATTATATTTGTCTTCTTCACAGGAATGAACAGATTAATACGGGTCCAGGTGGATGTGCTGCTGTAGCTGATGATGGTGGTTCCTGTGGGGCCGAGTTATACCCTGCTCTTTATAGGTACTACTGGAGAGGCAGGTATAGGTATTACACCAAGGATGAGATATTCCACGCCAGCTTCTTTTCTCCATCTAAGACCTATGGGTATTCTCCTGTACTGACTATTTTTGAGAAGATTCTTACTCTGACTGGATTGGACAGGACGTACTACAGGTATTTCTACGAAAGACGTATTCCACCTGGAGTTGTAATCTCGTATACGGATGACCCAGAGTCTCTGGAGACCGAGATTGAACGTATCAAGATGCAGATGTTACAAGACCCTAATACTTTCCCATGGGTTGCGGCATCTTCTAAGAGTAACAGGGGACGTACTGACCAAATTAGATTGGGGTATACTTTTGAAGAATTAGATATTCTTTCTGTAAGACAGGAAATTAGAGAAAGAATAGCCATGCTCTGGGGTGTGACTCCAATGTATCAAGGAGATTCCAGCAGCGTTGGTGGTTTGACTCGTGAGACTGCTCAGACATCTATGTTTGAGAACTTGGTGGAGTCTTATCAAAACATAATTAATAGAGGGGTTCTTCCTTTCATACTCAAGTCTTTGGGAATAACTGATTGGGAAATCCAGCTTACTCCTCCGTTAGAGCGGACTGAGGAAGATAAGTTGCGACTGGATAAACAACGGATTGAAAATGCACAGGCGATGATTAATCTTGGCTACACTCCCACTAAAACCAAGGGTGTGGATATCAAATTTACATACGAGAAGGCACCACAACCTCCAATGGGAATGCCTGGATTGGAAGGTATGCCGCCTCCTCCAATGGACCCAGGAATGGCACCTCCTCCTCCAATGGCACCACCTATGGCCCCAGGAATGGCACCTCCTCCAGCAGGACCGATGCCACCGCCGCCACCAGCAGGATAGGAGTTTATTATGTCAATGGGGCCTAGTTACCAATTTCCAGTGGTAATAACAAGAATAGTTGACGGTGACACAGTCGATGCCCGAATAGATATGGGCTTCAAGATTGTGTATGAGGAACGTATCCGACTCCTAGGGCTAGATACTCCTGAGTCCTTTACGTCTAACAAGAAGGAAAAGGCTTTAGGACTGGCTGCGAAATACAGAATTAAAGAACTCATAGCTGAGGCCAATCTACTTCCTAAGAAACGTGGCAAGAAAGATATAGTCCTAAAAACATCAAAGCATGGCAAAGGTAAATTTGGACGAATTCTAGGTGAGATTTGGATTAACGCCAACACTGGTGAAGGAATTAATGTAAACCAAGCTCTTATAGATGAAGGACACGCGAGATGGTACATGGGCGGTTCTAAAGGTGAGATGGGTGAATGGGCTGTCGAAGAAGGATGCTCATATAGCTGTGGCGGTAAAAAGATTAAGAGCGTAAGAAACCCTGAGGGTGGTTGGACTAAAAGGTATTGTGACGGTACTTGGACTAAGTGGACACCTGATGGATATGTATCCCACGACGTAGATGTAGGAATCTAATGGTTTTTAGCAAACAACAAGGCTCTAGTAGGGCGTTCATGGTAGAAGATGATGCGCCTAAACGTAGAAAGTTTACTCGTAAGACCACCAATAATAGTGGACGAGATGCTGGTCACACAGGAGACATTGGTCTTCTTTATGATGACAGTTTGTATCTTCAGGATGAGATAGGTAAGACTCTAGACTCAATCATTAAATCCCTAGAAGGGGGGAAGGTTGCTCCTTCCGAGGTGCATGATGCATATCATGCGATTAACGATTTTCTAGGAAAAGAAGAGAAGTTTCCAAGGGTTGGGTGTATGCCTGGGTACCATGACCATCCTGGGACTAAAGGATGTCACCCAATAGATAAACCTCATAGAGGTGAGATAATAACCGCTATGGGCGGGTCAGGAGCTTATGAAAGAGTTCATCCAAACAACACTCCCGAAAGCTATAGTAGTTAATTATTATTTATGGTAAAATTTTTTAACTGTAAACAGTCAGTATAGGTAGGTTATTGTGTCTACTAAAGAATTAGACAATATAGCAAAAGCTGTTCGTAATCTTTTAGGTAAACAAGCCGCTAATAACTCTGCTGGTGGTGGAGAAAAGGCTTCGTCTACTGGAAGAAACCAGTCTACTCCTACTCCTACTCCTCCTCAGCAACAGCCTCAACCGAATACTGCTGCTCAGCAGCAACCCGCTCAGCAGCCTCAGCAAGCGGCACCAGCACCACAGCAACAGCCCCAGCAAGCTCAGCAACAGCAACCTGCTCAGCAAGCACAACCACAGCAGCAACCTGCTCAGCAACCTGCTCAGCAACCTGCTCAGCAGCCTCTGCCACAGGCTCACCAGAGTGCCGCTGCTCAACGCACAAAGACGAGACAGAATGCCGTTGCTCAACGCATAAAGACGAGACAGAATGCCGTTGCTCAACGCATAAAGACGAGACAGAATAAGCTAACTCAACAACCTGCTCAGCAGCAGCCGCAGCAGCCAGTTCAAGCTAATGCTGCTCAAGAAGCAGGACAGGTTAATGCTGCTCAGCAGCCAGGACAAGCTAATGCTGCTCAAGTGGCAGGTGCTGCTCAACCCCCTGAGACAGAATGGGTAGGTGGAAGACAGTACGATGTAGCCACAGGTATGCATATTCCTCCTAACGCACAGCAAGAACCACAGCCAGTTCAAGCTAATGCTGCTCAAGTGGCAGGACAAGCTAACGCTGCTCCTCAACAGCAAGACCCTCAGCAAGAGGCTTCTCAATTTGAAGATTTTGGTCAACTTAATGTTCTTAATCCAGAAACTGGAGAAAAAGAAACTCTTCCACAAGGGTCAAAAACCAATCCTTATACCCGTGAACCATTAGGTAATGAACTCTGGCGACAGAAGGGTCCACCTGAACCTGCTGACGCACAGCAAGACCCTCAGCAACAGAGTTACTCAGGGAGTGCTGCTGGAAAACAAGCTGCAGCGAACCAGAACGCTGCTTTAAAGAATATGACTAGGTCTGGTTCATTCACTACAGGTACTAAGACCGCTATCGGTAATTTTATTACTGGTGCAGAGGATAAAGACGCTGCAAGAACAGAGCTTCAGCAGCGCATAGAGGAGTTTGGAGATAATACCGAAAAGTGGGATGAATGGTCTGCAGAACAGACTAAGGAGTCAGAAGGAACTGAGCAGCAGCCACAACCGAATGCTGCTCCTGAAGAACCACAGCAACAGAGTTACTCAGGTAGTGCTGCTGGGAAACAAGCCACAGCAAATCAGAATGCTACTCTAAAGAATTTAACTCAAGCTAATGTATTCACTTCAAGCACTAAAAATGCTATTGGTAATTTTATTACTGGTGCGGATGATAAAGATGCCGCAAGAACAGAACTTCAGCAACGTATAGATGAATTTGGAGATAACCCCGAAAAGTGGAACGAGTGGACTGCAGGACAGGCTAAGGGTGCAGAAGGAACTGAGCAGCCGCCACAAGAGACGGTACAGCAGCCACAACCGAATGCTGCTCAGCCACAGGCTCCTCAAGAGCCTCAAGTACAACCACAGCCTCAACCTAATGCTGCTGCTGCTGCACCACAGCCACAACCGAATGCTGCTGCACCACAACCGCAAGTACAACTAGATATTCAGCAGCCTCAGCAAACGGTACAAAATATCCAACAAGTGCAAAACAAGCTACGCCAGCTTCCTAGTGCAGGTCAACAGCCAAATGCTTCTCAAGCACCTGCTGCACAACCTACACCTACACCAGTCCCAGAGGAAGAAGCGGCGCAGCCCTCTTCTGCGTCTCAGTATCTGGAAGAACAACAAGCAGCAGCAAAGGCTACAGGAGCAAACGTTTCTCAAGCACCTGTGACACAACCTACGCCTACACCAGAAGTAGATGATGAAATTGCAGGTATTGCTTCCGAATTAAGAGCCAGTGGTCAACCAGCGACAATAGTTAATCCTGTGACTGGGGAACAGGAAGAGGTAACTGGACACGTTAATCCTTATACGGGAGAACCGTTAGAAAACGTAACAGCGCAACAACAGGCTCCCCAAACACCAGCAGCCTCAGTTAAAAACAAAACATCACAACAGTCACAACCCTCGTCTGCGGCTTCAACGGAAAAAGGGGCTAAGTACAACTCCCATATGAGTCAGATACGGGAAAAACAAGCAGCGGGAGGAAAGCTAACGCAGGATGATATACAGACTGCGTTTGACCTTACATTGGATGATGGCTTAGCCGATACAGGGTTTGAAGAATATGGAGATGCTTTAACTCCTGAAGGAAAGAAATCCGAAGAATTAAGAGCGAAGCTATCCAAGAAAAAAGAAGCAGGGGAAGAAATATCTAGAGACGAAATTAAAGAGTTGCAGAAAAGTCAGACAGCCGGAATGGCTGCACAGAGGAAAGTGAAAGACCCAAAGAAAGCACAACCACAGCCTAAAAGAATAAAACCGAACCACGATGAAGCCATGAAAAATATGTCTTCTCCAGAGAAGGCTGACTACATGCGAGAACAAATAAAACAGAGAACCCAACGAAGCCTACAAGGAAATACGAAGACCGCAGAGAATTATGAGTCTGAATTGGCTAAAGGGAAAGCAAATGCTGCTCAAAATAGAAAAACGTCAAAGGCTAATTTGAGAACAAATGCAAATGCAATGATGGCAGAGATGCAACGAAAATCGGAAGAAGCTCAGGCTAAAGCTGGAGCAGGGAATCTTCGTAAATCATCCGCACAGACAGGGAGTCAAATGGTTAAGAAAAGCAAATCATCTCGGTTTAAAAAGGGTCAAGATTTGATAGAAGCCCTTGATGTGCTTATTCAAAAGCAGACTCCTCCTAATTCAAATGTGAATGCTTCG